ATTTTATATTTAAATGATGATTTTGAAGGTGGGGAAACTGTAGTAGGAAATAAATGTATTATTCCTAAAAAAAATAAATTAGTAGGATTTGAAGGAAATAAAATAATACATAAAGTAAATAAAATTAAAAAAGGAACAAGGTATACTTTACCTTGTTGGTATAAATATGAACCTGTCTCGTAATTTTACATTACAAGAATTAATCAAATCGGACACAGCGATCCGTAAAGGGATTGATAATAATCCTAATGCAGATCAAATAGAAAAATTAAAAAGACTTTGTGAAAATGTTCTTCAACCTGTCCGGGATCATTTCGGCAGAGTTAAGGTGACTAGCGGATATCGTAGTCCTGAACTATGTTTAGCTATTGGTAGCTCAATCAATTCACAGCATGCTAAAGCTGAAGCCGTTGATTTCGAATGTGTTGGTGTAGATAATGCTGAGGTGGCTGATTGGGTTAATCAGAACATTAGAACAGATCAGTTAATTCTTGAATATTATACTCCAGGAGAACCTAATTCTGGATGGATTCATGCAAGTTGGGTTGAATTTAATCCAAGATGCCAGTATATGAGAGCATATAGAGAAGATAAAAAAACAAAATATAAACCAATAATAGGAAAGGCAGTAGACTTAGTATAATGGCAATAACAAGATCACAAATGACACAACAGATTGATGGCAAGTTAAGAGGTGCCAAAGATGAAAAGAAAAAAGAAAAAAAGAAACTTCAAGCTAAAAAATCCAATAAAAAGAATCCTCTCGCTAGGACATTTACTGTTTAGACCAAGAGTGGTACAATCTAAGAAGTTGTACAACAGAAAGAGGCTTAAACAGCATGACAAAACTATGTGCTAGAGGCAAAGCGGCCGCAAAAAGAAAATTTAAAGTTTATCCGTCAGCGTATGCTAATGCATATGCATCTAAAATTTGTGCTGGTAAAATAAAAGATCCATCAGGTACAAAAAGAAAAGATTGGGGACCTAAGAAAGCTAACAAAGGTCTTCATGCAGAAACTAAAAAGAAAAAAAACCCTATTCCAGGAGATCCTAATAAAAGACGTGAGTATTTTAAAAATATTCAAAACCCCAAATCAGAATATGATAAAAAAGGTAAGCTAACTTACACAGCAGCCTATCAAGGTAAATTTATAAAACACGATTCTGCAGACATTGAATTATCAAACAACAGCTATTCAAACTATTACGGTGACTTATTGAAATGAGCCTAAAGAAGTGGTTCGATGAGAAATGGGTAGATATTGGTTCTAAGAAACCAGGAGGAGGATATAAAGAATGTGGAAGAAAATCTGCAAGTTCATCAAAAAGAAAATACCCCAAATGCGTGCCTGCTGCAAAAGCAGCCCGAATGACAGAATCGCAAAAGCGTTCTGCTGTTGCGAGAAAAAGAAGTAAAGCTCAAGGAGTTGGTGGTAAACCTACTAATGTAAGCACTTTTGCATCTAAAGGTGCGTTTACTAAATTATATTATGGTGGTATGATAGATACATAATGGAAGAAGCAACTGAATACAAAGCCTATTTAAAGGCATTAAAAGAAGCAACAGATTCTGTCAAAAAAGAAAAACAGGATAAAGCTGCAAAAGCTGTAGCTAAAATGAAAGTAACACAATTCTCTTGCGGTGGTATGGGTATCGCTGTTAAGGGAGGAAAATTTGAAGGAGTAAGATAATGGGTAAACCGTATAAAAAAAATAAAATGGAAGAGGCTGCTGATAAAATTATTAAATCATCTAACTTACCAGATCCATCAGATATAAGAAAAGATGTTAAGAAAAAAATGTCTGGTGGTATGGCAATCGGTGGTGGTCATAAAAATTATAAAATGACTGGTATGATTAGAGCTAAAACAGGCATGCTAACTGAAAAACAAAAAACATTACCTCTACATTTACAAAAAGCAATAAAAGCGTAAGGATGAAATGGCTACATCAGGAACTACAAGTTTTAACATCACTATTGATGAAGTTATCGAGGAGGCTTACGAAAGATGTGGCGTAAGAACTAATTCAGGTAACGACATTCGATCTGCTAGAAGAAGTTTAAATCTTTTATTTTCTGAATGGGGCAACAGAGGTATTAATCTTTGGAAAGTTAAATCTGAAACAACTACATTTGTAAACGGTCAAGTAACTTATAATACTCCAAGCGATTGTAACGATGTTTTAGAAGCTGTTGTAACTACAACAGGCGGAACACAACAAACTCTTACAAAGATTTCTAGATCAGAGTATATTGCAATACCAAATAAAACTGATACAGGAACTCCTTCTCAGTATTATGTTAATAGACAAATCAACCCAACTATTAGTTTATATCTGGCTCCTGATACGAGCGCAGTGACTAATATATTCTATTACTATCTTGCAAGAATCGAAGATGTAGGTGCATACACTAATACTTCAGATATGCCATTTAGATTCTTTCCATGTATGGTATCTGGATTAGCATTTTATTTATCACAAAAAATTGCACCTGATAGAATACAAGCATTAAAATTATTATACGAAGATGAATTAAAAAGAGCATTAGAAGAAGATGGACAAAGAACATCTGTTTACATCACTCCTAATGTTTATTACCCACAAGGATCGTAATGGCTTACGCAAAAGGTAAATATTCACAATCCATATCTGATAGATCGGGACAAGCTTTTCCATATAAAGAAATGGTTAAAGAATGGAATGGATCATGGGTACATATTTCTGAATTTGAGGCAAAACATCCTCAGCTAGATCCAAAGCCACATGTGGCAGATCCTGTAGCGTTATGGAATGCAAGACCTCAAAGACCTGCACCTGTAACAGTATATTTGGATCCACAATATTGGCCAGGTCAATTTACATCTAATGGAATGCAACCTTCTACATCACCTCTTGAAGAAAATAACAAGAGACAAGTTGGAACAAGAGTTGGTAACGTAACAGTGGTAATATCATAATGGCGACTTATAAATTTTATTATTCAACAACTGAAATATCGTCTTTAAAAGAGAATTATGAATCTTCTGAAAATATAAAAAATGTTGAAACTGCTTTTAGAAATGACAAAGGTAATGTAGAATCTATAACAAGAATAGATATATTAGCTGACCCTGATCAAATAAATACAGATGAAGCTTTAGGATACGTGAGGACATAATGGCAATAAGTTATTCAGATTTTTTAACACAAGTTAGAAATTACACAGAGGTAGATTCAAATGTATTATCAGACACCTTGATTGCTCAATTTATTAGAAACACAGAATTAGGTATTGCAGGGGCTGTTGACTATGATGAAACAAGAAAATACGCGACATCCTCATTTACAGCAAATAAAAGATATTTAATAATGCCTGCTGATTTTTTAATTATTAGATCACTACAGGTATTTTCTACAACTGATCAAACAGGTGATCGTAACTTTATGGAGAAGAGAGATACAAGTTTTATATCAGAATATAATAGTTCTGGTGCTACAGGTATACCAAAATATTATGCGAATTGGGACGACAATAATGTCGTTGTAGCTCCTACACCAGATCAAGCATATGCGGTTCAATTAAATTATATTATTGATCCTCCTGGATTCACTGCTTCTAATACAACTTATTTATCACAATATCAGGAATCATTACTGCTACACGGTGTTTTGACTGAGGCTTTTTCTTATTTAAAAGGGCCTATGGATATGTACAATTTATATAAACAGAAGTATAATGAAGAGATACAAGCGTTTGCTCTTCAACAAATGGGTAGAAGAAGACGTGCAGAATTTGATGATGGTGTGCCAAGAGTACAAGTGCCTTCACCATCACCGTAAACATTAAAGGAGATTAATTATGGCAATAGACCAAGCGGTATGTAATTCATTCAAAAAAGAACTATTAGACGGAGTGCATGATTTAGAATCAGGCGGAGACGCGTTTAAACTAGCTTTATACAAATCAACAGCTACGATCAATGCGGCAACTACTTCTTACACAACTGGAAATGAGGTTTCAGATACAGGACAGTATGTAGCGGGTGGTTCTCAACTTCAATCACAACAAACATCCGTTGCATCAGGAGTTGCAATTGCAACTTTTGCAAACTTATCATTTACTGGAGTAACTTTATCAGCTGAAGGAGCTTTAATTTACAATAGTACAGAAGGTAAAAAAGCAGTTTGTGTATTAGATTTTGGTGGAGTTAAAACAGCAACAGCTGGAACATTCACTATTCAATTCCCTGCATTTACAACATCGGCAGCAATACTAAGAATTAGTTAAGGAGGATAGATGGCACTTGTCATTAACGATAGGAGTTAAAGAGACAAGCACCACTACTGGAACGGGAACGTTCGACTTGGCTGGTGCTTCTCAAGACTTTGTTTCATTTGTATCGGGTGTAGGTAATGGTAATACTACGTATTACTGTATTACAAATACTGGAACAGATGAATTCGAAGTTGGCGTTGGTACCGTTACCGATGCTGCAACAGATACTTTATCAAGAGACACGGTCATAAGTAACAACTTAGGTACCACAGCTAAAATTGATTTTGGTATAGGGGAAAAAGAAGTATTTTGTACTATCCCTGCTAAGAAAGCAATTTCTCCAGTGATGGAAGCAACAGGTTATGTTGTAACTCATGCATCAACATTAGATCAAGATCAAACTTTAGATTCAGGCGTATTAGCAGGACCAGTAACTATTACTGGAACACAAACAGTAACAGGAACATTGGTAAT